GTCGTGGTATTCCCGCAATACTGGCCGCCAAAGTCATTGGAAGCCGCCAGGAACACGATCCGCAGTTGCTACGACGGGAAGCATGCCGAAGAACTGAATGCGCTTGAATTGACCTAACGACACACAAACCGCGCGCAGGCGCAAGGAGGAAAACGAAATGCAGGTAGAAATCAAAAACGGTGACTTAGTGATTACGATCCCAATGCAGAAACCGGCGCCCAGCGCCAGCGGCAAAACCCTGGTTGTGGCAAGCAGCCACGGAAACCAGCCCACAAGCGCCCAGGTGGACGGCAAGCCGGTAGTTGTAGGGTTGAACGCATACATCAGGAACGCATAACCACGCCGAAACCGGGCCGCGCATGGTACACGCGGACAATTTAGAGGATCGAACCGACAGGCGCAAACAATAGCATAAGGGAGGGTAAACACATGCAAGAAAACATCAAATGGAACACTTCGGAAGCTCCGACACGCCTGGCAGTTGTGGAATTATGCGGCTGGAGCAATCAAAAAGGCAACGCAACGCCAACAGGGAGGAAGATTGCCTTTGCATCATGGGATGATTTATCACCAGCCGCAAGGCGCGTTTTGAATAATCATGGAATAACGGCATAACGACCCACGCAACCAACAACCAAAGGGAGGGCAGAGCCATGACAACAAGCCAATATAAATATAGAGGGATCGTAGTTGACCGGCTGGAAGGTACACGGATATATCAAACGCGCTGGCTGTTGACAGTAGAAAGCGCATCACACCGCGCCGAAAAGAACGCGCCGAAGGGTGATAGATACGCGGTGAGAGTTGTTGACGATGACGGCAATATACTATAACAACACCCGGCCAGCGCCGGAAGTGAGCCTCCAACAGCCCGCCGACCAACGGGCAAACGGGAAGCAACAGAGACACAAAAGGAGAATGGAGCCATGAAATATATCAAAGCAATCCTACGCTTACGGAAAGTATTTTACGCCGCAAATTGCGCTTTGTGGCTATTAGAACAAAAAGAGTTTCAATCCTTTATAAGTGGAAGATGGGGCGATCCCGAAGCCATACGCGATTTATTAAAACAAGCCGGATGCAAACCATCTTGCAACCCAAAAGATACGCTCAAATAACCACCAGGAGACCACCACCATGACGACCAAAACGACAGGACAGCATACGCCGGGGCCGTATCATGCTGGAGACTTCGGGTTGATATTATCCGAAACAGATAAAATCATTGGGCAAGCCGAAGGGATCAATAAAGACGATAACGCCGCCTTCATAGTCCGTGCCTGTAATAACCATGACGCGCTTGTGAGTGCATTGCAAGACCTATTCAAGCATTGCGCCATGGTGCATAAATGCTGGGGAGACGGCGACAACACAAAAGAAGCCGCCGCCGCTATCAAAGCCGGTGAAGCCGCGATCGCCTCCGCAACAAAGGAATAACGCCGTATGCACAAAATAACCCTGATCATCTGTGACGCGGTAGTGGCCTGGCTAATCGTTATGGGCCTGGCCTATGCCCTGCTGATGATACTTACTTGATTTACTGCCGGCGGCTGCCCCGGACCTGGCCCGGTGGAGGCTGGACCAGAGCCCGCCGCGGCCGCCGGCGCCGATTTGGTGTGAAAAGATAGGTGTTTCGTGAGATGTAAAGGCTGAAATGGAGGAAATTATGGAAAAACCCGATAAAAACGTGCAGGACGCCCCTGAGCGCCCTGAATTATCCCGCCATGCCATCGTACTCTTCCGGGACGGGCGCGCGCTGGCGGCACACCAGGCCCCCGGGAATGAGCCAAAAACAGAGCTATTTGACTTGAGGGAGATGTATCAAGATGAATTACACCTTTGCGAATGATGTCCACGGCACCACAGCCCGGGCCAGTACCAAGAATTACCAGCTATCCCAACGCCAGGTCCGGCGCCTGTGGACCGAGCTTTGCGGGGATTTAAGCTGTAACTGCGGCCTTGGTGGGGTGCAGGGCCCGAATCGGTATAGATTAAAAAAGCAATTATTCACGGAAGGAGCAGAAATATGTCCACTATAAAAGACGATCCCTTTTACCAGGAAGGCCAACAAGCCGCCCGAGAACACACGGAACTGAAGGATTGCCCATACCCTGAAGGGACAGACGGCCAAAACGGCTGGATGATTGGATGGCGTAGTATTTGTCCGGAATGCCTTCAATGTCATGCCGCGGTACACCGTTGCCAAGGATCGGTGATGGGCAAGTTACCGAAGGACCCGGCCAAGCAGAGCAAGGCGGCTAACGCTCGATGGACAAAATGGCGTCATGCCCGGGCTCTGGCGTATCACAAGCGACAGGAGCAGGAGCAATTCCCGACCGCGGCGCCGGTCCCGGATCCGGTGACCAAAAAGACATGGAGATGGTGATTTTATGGTAGTGTTTCGGGGGATGTAAGGGCGGAAATCACACCTCTAATTGCGGCTCAGGTTGTTGCACCCGGGCCAGTTCTATCTTCTGCCTAGTTCCCGGCCGATCGATCTTCCACAAGAACAGGCTCTTGTCCGCTACCAATTCGTTAATAAATTTTCTCGCCTTGTTCATTCCCACGCCGATTACCTTTGCCTTGGCTATCAATTCGTCCTTGGGTATTGACTCCGTTGGTGGCACCAGGTCAATCAGGTCTATACTGCTTTTCGATGGAGTATTGATAACGGTAACTTCGTCCGGGCTGGCATCTGCCCAGAAGATAATGCCATGCTCCCGGGCGTGTTTGAAATACCTGAACATTGTGCTTTGATCGTTGTCATCCGTCCATCCAATCCTGTATGCACGTTTGGCAGCTATGAACCTGAACAAGTGCGGGTTATCCTTGCATGGGTCAACGATTACGGCTGCCCGGGCCCAGTTCGTCAGGACAGCAGATCCGGCGCCGGCATACTGCCAATCGGTAGCCTTCCACTTCGACGTGTCCCTGGTATTGGTTTTCGGGGTATGGTGATTCAAAATTACAGAGCATTTGTATTCCTGTAATAATGGGTTCAGGCCGGTATGGACAAACAGGGACATGACTTCCGGGTCGCTGGTGTCGCCGCCGATATAAGATTGTAATGGGTCCAGGCGTAGGATGTCGGGCCGGGTAAGACGTAGCACGGCTTCAACAAAGCGGATGAACCCAGCGCCAGTCTTCGACTTTTCAAGGATATAGAATGTATTTTGCCGGACGACTTCACGCTGTTCGGCGTCCAGGTCCAATCCAGTCATAATACCCGCGGCCATCTCCGTCAAATCCCCGTCATCATTCTCTGCCTGGATGGTGACGATACGCAGTGGACGTGCCGGCTGGATACCGAAAGCCGGTAGACCTTGAGACCAGAGGATATCCTGCTGGACGCTGGCGCTTGACTTGCCGACACCCGATGGACCAACAAACAGCATCCCACCTTCCCGGCATAGGAACCGATTGCCTAGGAGCGTATCTGCTGGATCGATTTCAAGCTCGGAGAAGTCGGTCAACGATCGGACAATTATGGCGGTATCCGGCGGCTTAATTTTGTCGAGATGGCCTTGGATGGTGGCAATTGAATCAAATACATCATCGTTGTTTTTCGATTCGTCCTGTATGGCAAGGGAAAGCTCCCCGAGTTTGCGCTTGATATATTGCCTGTGAACGATATCGGCGTAATGAACGCCATGAACCGGCTGTGACTCAATAGCCAGTATTTCATTGAAAACAGTTTGCGGCACACCGGAGGCATCCGAAATAAGCATCGGATCGATATATTTCTTAGCGGCAAACTGCCGGAGAATTGCTGCGTAAATCTTGCGGCGAGTGGGGTCCTGAAAAGCTCCACCGGGCAGCCCTATGGTATTGCAATATGGCACGACAACCTTGGGCTGGCATAACGCGGCCACCAACAGCGCCTTCTCCATATCATCATGACCGGGATTATACGGGCAGGCCGGTGGTTCATCCGGCAAGACAACCGGGACCGGCGTGGGTACAGGTACCGGCGCCGGGACGGGCTTATCGAGCGGCCCGATCGGTGTGTTCCAATCTAATACTTTTTCAGATGGCATCCTCTTCTTTCCTATTACTGATCAGTAATATTTATTTCCTGAACCACGTTTATAAAAATCTACCCCAGTTGTTTTGTTCCACTTAGATAAATTATCCTTTGCCCAAAGTGGTTGCAGGTTGTCGAGACCCCAGCAAACTTTAATTTCAGGATCATGCGGCCCGCTAAATCTAAATCTTGACTTTGGGATGATATGGTCTATATGAATTTCCCCGTGCATGAATGCTTCCCATGTCATGCCGTCTGTAAATTTAGACTCAAGGTGACGCTTCAAATCTTCTGCCGTATAACCAACAAGTTTTTCCCAACTATATCCCGCTTTGTTTTTACGTAGTGCCTTCCAAATAAGACCGCCAATGCTGCTGTTTAATCTTCCCTTAATAGTAGAACGCGACTTCTTATGATATTGAAGGTCTTTGTCTTTGTTTCTTGCTCTCCACGAGTTATTGTTTGCTATATGTCGAGAATGGTTGTTTAGTTTCCACAAACGAGACTTCTTCCTCATACAAGACTGGCAATAATAACCAATTCCATCTTTGCCTTTTTTGTCTGGATAAAAGTCGGTAACAGGTTTTTCTGCTCCGCATTTAGTACATATTCTTTTGTCCATAATTACACTTTTCTAAAATACGCCCTCACCGGCGGGTCATTTTCAGCGAATGCTGAAAGGGTGGTTACGGTTGCGCCGGACTTCAATTCGATGTGGTCAAAGTCCTTGCGTCCAACGGCCTTGTATAGTGCGATTGAATTTCCCCACGGCATATCAACGATCCAGAGTTCGTTTCCCTTGCCTCCGATGATGGGGCACGGGATCAGCCCCGGCTCGCCCTCCACAGCGGTAAAGTTTTCCTTTACCACCGGCTCCGGCTCCTTGGGCGCTTCCTTCTGCATCCTGAATTTACACCACAATCTTTCGCAATATGTCTGTCCGTCGGGGTTCCTCACTGAAAACATATCCTTCGGAAGTTCGTCTGGTTCCTTCACTGGCTCCGGCTCCTTGGGCGTTATTTTCTTGCACCACTCCGCAATAACTGGCCCAATAATCTTGCCTTTGTGGTCAGCAGCATATTGCGATATATTGAGGGAAGCATAACCCTTGCAAGATTGAAAATCAAACCACACGCCATCGCTTCTTATCGTGATTTTAAGTCCCTCGACGTTTGTTTCAATGTGTACTGCTTTTTCCATATTATCTCCTTTCACTGGCTCCGGCTCCTTGGGCGTGTAGTTGCGGCGTAATATTGGATTAGTAGTTCGGTCAAAACAACTTTCGCAAACGGGGCCGGGATATGCGGGAAAACAACCACATCCTATACATGAGTAATGCTCCACCTTCTCCCCCGTGGGCTTGGGTGGCTCGGCGTCGATGTCGGCGAGAAGGGCGCGTAGCCTATCGCCAATATCCCATGTGGTAGAATATATTTCGCATTCTGCAATCAGGTTCCTAATCCTGTCTTTCAGTTCACTTGTCGTTAGCATGGCTGGCCTCCTTTAATATCTTTATCACATTCGCGTATGCCCGATGCGTTCCAAGAAGTTCCGATGCTTTTCTGTGCGCATCTAATTCCTTAGAACCAAATACACCCAACTCCAATTTAATCTGCTCTCCTAAGCAATCATCGTGGCGACATTGGCTTATGAAATCAAAATAAGCATTTTCCATTTTGGCGGTAAGTCGTTCTTCAATATTCATCTCTGCTCCTTCCGGTCACTCTCTGCTCGTCCATCACAATTTGGGCAAAGGTATCTTTGTATCAGCAATGGCTTGCCTGTATCTCTGGCGATACGTTTCGGCGCGGCCGTGACTTCGTGGCGCACGATACACTCGTCACAATACATGTCCCCGCACTCATCACATCTCATATCAACGTGATCGTTTCCACAATACGGACAATTTTCTTCGCTCATGTTGCTCTCCTTGTTAATAATCATTTTCCATCCTTCCTGTGTCGCTCGGTTGTGGCGGCGATGCCGTCCTCTTTATCGTCAAGATAACCCGCCAAGAATCTTGTATGCCTGTTTTTCTCTTTGAACATTTCGGGTTCGTTTCCGTTGCCATCGTAGATAAGTTCACCCAATATCCATTCCCTGATTTCCTCCACCGTGAAGAACGTCCTTGGCGCAGGCGAGTAGCGGGGCGTATTCATAACGATTGGCTCCCCATCAACCTTGCTCACGACCTCGCGGCAGAAGGCGAGGAGGTCGGACGGCGTAAATACAATCGTGTCATCACAATCTTCGCCGTCGATATTAAATGCGGTCAAATATACATCATTAACCGCTGTGCATTTCCTGATTCCGGCCCCACCTATCTCTAATCCGTCAAGTTGTCGTGCAATCTCGGCGTCGGTTGTGTTCATTTCACGGCCTTTCGTAAATGTCTTAAGGTTTCTTCTGCCCGTTCAAGTGCTACGCTTTCCACGTCAACAATGTAGTTCAGCATCTTGATAACATCAGATACCATGCACAGATTCCCCGCTTTTCGTTCCTCTACCCCGCAGGAAACCGCGCCGTATCGCGGCATAATAAACGTTGCGAACTTTTCGGCGTCGGTTGTGTTCATTTGCGTGGTCATTTCAAATAGCCTCCCATTTCAGCCTTGTGCTCTATGGCGATTCTGGCTATCATAGAAACCATTACGCCCATTGCCTCCTTGCTGAGCTTCATCATCATTTCGTATCGTTTGGCCTTGGTCTTTTGGTGTCCGGCCATTAGAAACCACCC